CGCCGTTCTCTTCTTTGAGATGGTATAGTTTGTCCTTGTATTGAACCCAGCCAGTGACCATTGCTCCTGAAGCATCAAGATAGTACCATTTACCATTCACAAGAACCCAACCAACGGCCATTGCGCCGTTTTCTTTGAGGTAGTACCATTTTCCATCATCCTTCAACCATCGAGAAGCTATTGAATAACCTCTCTCATTGAAGTAGTACCAGGTACCATCGATCTTTTCCCATTCTTCTTTTGGATAAGAGCCGTCAGGGTATTCATACCACCATCCCGTATCATTTTTTTTCCATTTGGGTTTAGCTTCTTCATCATCTAGTAAAACAATGTTCTTGTCGTACGGATTTGAAGAGTATTGCCACCAACGAATTCCGTCCATGGATGGAAAATATTCAAAGTCAGCATTACCATCGTTTAAACCATACCCGGCAATCCAAAGGCTATTTGGAAATTTCGCAAGAATCTGCTCATAATAGATATTATTGAGCGTGAATGGCTTGTAGCTGTAATAGATTGGCTCATATCCAGCGTTAGCAATAATCTGCATAAATCGCAAACATGCTTTAGTATTTGCTTGCACGTCGTCGCTTGCGTGGTCTTCATAGTCCAGCACAAGATACTTAACTTTTTGAGGAACATTGTCCAAGAAGTATGTTGCTTCTCTTTCTGCTTCTTCTACATCACCGCCAAACCATGCGAAATGGTAAAATCCGATAGGGTTTGACTGCTCCACTTGAGCAGTCAAGCAAGGATTTAGATAGTTTGTACTTTCAGAAACTTTGATAATAGTATTCTGTGTACCCATATCCTCCAAAATACCTGTGATATCATATCCATTGTGGCTGGATACGTCGATGAATAAGTCGTTTTTTTTCATTTGTTTATTCTCCTTTCCATGCATCATTCATCTGCTTGACCGCTGACTCGACAAATGTGTCGAGATCCTTATTAGTCATGCTGATATTGTATTTGGTAAGTTCAGCACGGATTTTAGTTCGTGCTTGCTCTAGCTTCTCTTGACCTTTATAGCCAGTTTCTGAAGCGACCTGCTCCACAGCATTGACCGCATTTTGGGCCAAGATTTCAACAATCTTGATGGTCTTTTCTCCATCTTTTTTGATAAGGAAGTCCTTGACTGCTTTGACTGCGATGCCTGCCAGAATGACAAGGATGCTGATTGCTCCGTTTGCGATAATTTCATTGATTTGTTGCATGTTATTCTCCTTTTTCGATTTCTTCCATGCGGTCGTTCATGCGGACCATTTCTTTTTGAATGTCTCCGACCGCATGAGTGATTGTGGTTAATTCTGTAGTGGTTTTTTCTAAGTGAGTCATCAAACGCTCTTCTCGTCTGTTAGAGTCGGCCTTTGATTGCTCGTGCAAATCCATAATCTTCTTCTCTCGCTTGTCCGAAGTCTTGATAAGATATCGAATGATAATAAAGAAAAGCAAGATAAACAAAATCGCCCAAGCTACCTGACTTTGAGCGATTTTTTCAGCTTCTTCAATTGGCATATAACCTCCTTTTACTCAATCCGTGGCATGACCACGGTCAATACACCTTGCTGCAGCATGTCAGAGAGTACTTGCTCCTTGTAAGTATAGCCCTCAGACTGTTGCATTTGGAACTTAAAGATAGTTTGTGTGCCTTTTGGCCATTTAGCATTATTTTCAAACGGATAAGCACCTGAGATGATGTCACCATTTGAGTAGCGACGGTCTTTTGCAAGAGGCTTGATGAATTGCGCAACCTTGCTGTAAGCGTTGGTAGGCATCCCTCCGTTTTGAGAGATGGCCAAGGCAATCAAGACCTCAGTAATTGCTGAAACAGACTCCAGATACTCTTTGTTAGCGGTCAAATCTTCCTTAGCCTTGTTAAGTTGTTCCTGGGCTTGCACGATTGCGCTAGATGGATCAATTTCAGTCTTGACAATATCTAATACTGCCTTGATTAAAACATCGTCAGAATCGCCTGTACGGTCACCAGCCAATTCACGCTGGTTAGTGCTATAACGATTCCCGTCTTGCAAACGGATTTCTACAACGGTTGTAACTTTGTCGCCCAAACCTCGCGTATAAGGCTTGCTTGCTAGTTCATAATTACTAATTGCCATTTGTCATTTTTCCTTTCACTTCTTCAAATTTTGCTTTGAGCTCTTCGTCTGATTCGATGATTCGTTTCATCTGTTCGAGCTCCATTGCAGTTACTGTGTATAATGCTTCTAGAGTTGCTGATTGAGTAGCCTCATTACTGACTCTCTCACCTAACGATTTGATTGTTAGGCTGCTGATTTGTTTGTCTTGTTCGTTCATGCTGTTTTCTCCAATTTTTCTATTTTATGATTAAGCTCTTGAATCGCCTTAATCAAGTAAGGCACAAGTTCAAAAGTTCGGTACGAGTATGCACCGTCTGGATTTTCGTAAAACGCTTCTGGGATGTATTTCTGGACATCTTGCGCCATGATACCGCAAGCGATATCTTCTATTTTTCCATCGTATTCTTTGCGATAGCTGTACGTTTTAAGCTTCTGGATAACATCGAGGCCAGAGACTGTACTGTCTTCGATATTGTGCTTATATCGACGGTCTGAAATCTCTTTGTTCATCGGGATCCAGTCGTATCCTGAACCGCTATAATACATATATAGATAGTTATCCGATGGCTCAAAATTTGAGTACTTAGACGAGTGAATCCAATGACCCGTTTTTCCTGAGTTCTCATTGTTGTAGTAAATGTGACCAGTTACACGGAGATTCCCATGGATGACTGGCGTGTTCCAAAATTCGGCCGTGTTATAACAATACATCTTTCCGTTATTTTTCACATACCAAGCATAGTCACCAGGATAGCCCCAATTGTTTCCCCAGTTGACCCACAAAGCCGTCTGTGACCATTGGCCAGACCCGTTACTCATACCGACTGAAAATTGGTTTTGACCAGTTATCCAGTACACAGAAGAGTCTTTCTCGTGTGTACCAATCTGGAATCCACCAATCCGCCCTCTGTAACCTTCAAGCAAAGTCGCCGTGACTACCATTGACCGCAACTTGTTGATGAAAGCTTCTTTAGCAACAAGCGCATCTGTGAAGAAGTCGCTCGAGACGAATCGTCTGGCCATGGCGATATCCATGACCAGCTTGTCTGCTGTGATAGAGTTGGATCTAATGATGTCTGAATTGAGCGTTCCGACACTAGCATCGCCTACAAACAAACGCTTGAAATAACCTTGAATAGCCGTCAATTCATCAAGTAAGGTCTTGCCTTTCAAACGAATCTTTTCAGCTTCAATCAAAATTTGATTGTTAGTCGCATTGATTTGCGAAACGATTGAACCAGCACTGGTCAGATTTTGAACGGCCCATGAGCCAGCAAGCTGTCTTTGAACTGTCTTCAGCCCTTCATTCTTAGATACCTCAACCTGGAACAGCTGGCTGGTCATAGCCATACGAGCGATATTGTCTGAGATACTGTTATTGGTATTACCCAAAATTCGCTCATAGAGTTGGCTTGTCTCTCGAACTCGTTGGAAATCGACTTGGTTAGCCTTGCCAGAAAGTAGTGAAGTGATATCTGCGAATCTGCCATCTACTGCATTTTTGTAGGTCGCTATTTGAGTGGCGATCGAGCCATTTTGAGGGTTGGTGATAGCTTCAAATTGGCGTTCAATAGCTCTCGCATCTTCTTGATAAGTCGCTTTACCTACATAATCCCTTGTTACTAACTCACGTACAGCCGTCGCTTGTCTCGCGCTCTCCTCACGAGTGTATCTTCTCAATGCTTCCTGTCGCTGACCGTCTTTATTGACATATTCCTGAATAGCTGATAAGTCAGTTCGCAACCCCTGAGCCGTTCGCTCAAAAGTGGCCTTAGCTTCACTGATAAGACCGTCAGTGTCTTCAATCGCAGGACTCCAATCTGTCGCAACATTACCTTTCTCGATCTTCACGTCCCAAACGCTCTTGGTAGCTTCCTTATGATAGGTGTTAACGCGTAGATGATAGATTCCTGTCGGATTATTCCAGATGATTTTCGTCCCTGTTGTACCTGTCTTGAGGTCCGATACGATTTGATAATTTCTGACATTTTTGTCCATGATCCAAAGGACCACATTATCAGACTCCTTATTCCCATCATGATGGGCCGTAAAGTTACCGTCCGTTTTGGCCGAAATGATGTACTTCTGACCCTGTTCCATGTAGATAGACGTCTGTCCTGTATAGATAACATTATTATCAAAATTAGCTGGCTTCCGATCTGGAAGAAAAGGGCCTTTTGACCCTTTCAACAAGTTCGTTCCACCGACCCTCAAGTTTGAAAATTCTTCACGGATTTTCCCAGCTTCAGCTACGACCAGAGTCTTATCTGCCTTGTCCTTAGTTGCGTTCAGGATTTCCTGACGAATAGAACCAGCTCGCACCTCAAATTCAGCAAGACTCAACTTCTGATCTAGCTTGTTCTGTGTGTCTGTCTCAAGACTCTTCACGGACTGTCTGATATTCTCAGCGGTCACATTTAGTGAGCTGATATCCGCTTTGGTTCTAAGACCTTCAGTCAGGCGGTTCACACCAGCATCTAACGCATCAGCACGCTGTCTGAAATTGGATTCAACTACTGAGACACGGTCTTCCTGGTCTTCGTAGGCTGGTTGATAGACTGGAAAATAATTGCCAACTGACAACATAGCGTTCTCGATGATGACCTGCAAACCAGCAGGAAACCCATAATTAGTCCCAAAACGAATGAACACATTGTTGGTCTGATAGGTCTCTGAAGAGCTAGACAAATCAATAGTGAACTCAAAATGTTGGCGTTCGGTAGTCCCGCCTTTAAATGTGAGTTTATAACCATACCACGGATGAGCACTAAAGTGAACATTGGCTTGTGTATCATTGACTAGGGCGACAGGGAAAGTCACATCAAAAGATATGCGGACATAATCACGCTTGAACCTGTCACTGTTCTTCCAGAAATCAGGGACTATGAATGTTCGATAGTCGTATGTCGCTTGATCTCCTGTCGTAAACGTCCTTGAACGCGAATTCCTGAAGTAATTCCGTGAACTACCTGTCTGCACACTCGCTATCTTACTAGCTAACTCCTCAGCAGTCTGTGTAAGTTCTGACTTGCTGGCTTTACCATCGGCCAGATTCGTCAGCTCTGACAGTCTACGGGTCGTTGTCTCTTCATACGTCGCTTGCGCTGACTTTATACCAGCTAGTTCCTTCTTGGTCTGGATAAGCGCTTCAACCTGCTTTGCAATCTCAGCTTCAGCCTGCGCCTGCTTCGGTCGAATATCATTCGTGATAGTTCGTTTCAGAACATCTAAATCACCCGACAGAGCCGTTTGAGCGCTTGTGGACTGTCTTTTGAATTCTTCAAGCTTGGCAACAGAATCCAACCCAATCCGCTTGGCTTCTTGAGCGAGTAGACTGCTGGCACCAGCATTTTGCAACGCTTCTTCAGCCTTTTGCCTATTTTCTTGGATAGTTTTTTTAATTTCTTGAGATTTTCGATTGAATTCCATATCGAATTTCTCGTGGTCGAATTCTGTTGGCTCAAGCTCCCATTCTGCTCCGTTCCAAAAGTACAGTTGTTTTTTATCACCGACGGTCAAAAATAAGCGATCGCCTTTTCTCAATGTCCCTTTTGGCACATCTAACGGTTTCACATCTCCAAAGTAGTTCGTGTTTTTTCCATCTGCTGAAACTAAAGCTTTTGTTGCCGTTCTTAAAGCGCGTTCGCTTCCTTCTATCGAATCAGTTAGCGTACGTGATAAATGACTAATTTCACTTGTTGCCCGCTGGACCGTCCCAATATCGTTGCAGACAACCTTTCGACTAATTAGATTGCCACCTACATCATATTCGCTAGTAAACGACACGATGCGGACTTTTTGACGAAATCCCAAGGTTTCGTTAATGGCCATAATGTAGTCACCCGGATTCGGACGGCTAAGTCGGTAGCCAGCGCGTGACAGGTCTTCCATATCGATTTCAACAGAAACCTTATAAGACTTGTCCACGTTCTCTTTTAAGCGTTCTAAGAGCTTACCTGTTTCTTTGTAGCGTTCATCTACTACAGGCTCTGCTTCAATTCGTCCATAGATTTTCGCTAGCGGACTTTCGTACTCAGATTCATAGCGACCTTTCGAATGATCTTCATCATTTTTCCAAGCCCCAAGACCTCGCTGATAAGTCACAAAACTGTTGATATTCTTTTCGATTTTCAACTCGTTCATGTTGAAATTTTTACGAACGATAGCAGACAGATCTGTCCCTACCCTCTTTAGGATGCGGACGACATGCCCACGGACAGAAAATTCAAGACCAGCAGCCTTGATAATATCGTTAAAAAGCGAGATTCGAGATTTATTTCCGAAATTTTCCTTGCGAATAGACCCGACCGTCGTTTCCAGATTGTACGTATAGCCACTGCCTAAAAAGATAGCTTGTAGGTAAGTTTCAAATGGTTTTGAGCCATTCAAAGTAGTGTAAACCATCGATTTTGACATGTCGTAGAAGAATTGATGTACCGCATCAAATTCAACTTCAATCTGTCGTCCTGTATCGTTAGGCTTTGCGTAAGTAATACGATAATACTCATCATCTAAGCGAAAACGCCAGCCTCGACCTATGCCATGCAAGACTTTGTCGTTGGTATAGATTGTGCCTTTTACAGACAATTCACCGTTTACCGCGTTGGTCACAGAGTAAGCGACTAAAGCACTATGCTCTGTACCTTTTTCATCAATAAATGTAATCAATCTACCACCTCCTTACTTATACAACTCTTTGAAACCAAAGATTTTGATAGTGCCCCTAAAATCAGTAGAATAACGAACTTGCTTCTGCGGATTTGGCTGGATGACAAAATATTCGTAATTCGTTCGAACGTTGATGTTTAAGTCTGGCAATGCCACACCTTTATAAATCGCGTTTTCGACACCAGATAAGCGCAATCTGTCACCTTCTTTGATTGGTGTTGAAGCATGATTGTAAACCCAGCGTCTTCCGTCAATCTCCAAAAAGAAGCTTGTTTGGCTAGCACTTGCAGTCAATTCAACCACATAGGGCACCTCTAGCTGGCTAAGAGCTGCCGTACCCTTGTACGGAATGACTCCGCCAGATAAAACAATATCTCGAGGAGCAGTTTCGCCAAATGGCAGTTCAGCAGTCACCAGTTCAAAAGAAATGTTATATTTCAGACCTGCTGCTGATTTGCCAATAAAACTATAATCAATTTCATTTCCGATATGTACCTTATATCGATATTTCCAAGCAGTGTGAGGGATATTTAGAAGGTTCAAATCCCCTTTCTTCACCCCCGGCAATTCAAATCCGTACAAATCATCTTGTACTGGGTGCATTTTCGTAACGAAATAAGGTTCATCGCCATAAAGCCAACCTGCAAGCTCGTCTTGTTTTTCCATAAATACAGAAAGGCTAGCAACTGCCAGCCTTCCAGAAACTTTAATTGTTTTTTGACGCAGGGTAACCCTATCGTGGATATACCCGCTACGTCCCTTGACTGTACGCCTGGCCACCTCAACAGAAGGCGTACTATCATCAATTTTAATGTTATAAATGCCTAACTGAGATAATTTAGTCTCAGCGTTAGCATGTGTAATCAGTAAATCCATTTCGTAGCCTTTCTATTCGTAGACAAAGTAGTCGTCTTTGATACGATCACGCGCTTCTTTCTCTTTAATAGTTGTATAAATCTTGTCTCCTACGATTTCATTGTGGATTTCAAATTTCGTATCTGATAACTGAGAATGCTTCACATCATCGCTTAGATTTTCCAAGCTTGATTTCAGACCAGTATTATTCACGCTAGCCGAAGTCGTGATCAAGCTATCAACGCTATAACTTTGGTCTGTAATCGCCATTGCATACTGTTTCGCAACACCGTTGATTCTGCGCACCCAATCAGACATACCGATATACATTCCCTCGCCTGTGAATCCACCAATGGATTTCATCACTCGAGATGGAGAATGAATATCCAGAGCAGAACGCATCACGCTTGCGATATTAGAAGCAATTGAATATGCGAGTGAGTAAAGACTACCAGCCATGCTTGCTAATCCATTATAGAGTCCTGAACCGGCATGGACACCGACAGAGTACAGATGGCTAGCTAGTGCATTGAAGATACCCACAATTTGACTATTTGCAGAAGATGAAACGCTGACAGCTTGATTCATTCCGCTATTAAAAGCAGATGAGACGGTGGACATGCCCTGTTGAACATAACTCTTGACCTTATTCAGAGCACTATCGACTGTCTTAGCCATCTTGTTTCCGCCTGAAGTTGCAGCTTGATCAACTTTATTCATGCCGTCTGTGACAGCCTTAGAAACGCCATTCATGGCATTTGTCGCAGCGGTTTCAGCATTCTTGAAGTTATTTGTGACAGCATTCGCAACTGCTTGAGAACTACTTTCAGCATTGGACTGCATAGTAGAAAATGCCGAGGTAGTAGATCCCTGCATACTATTTGCTGAACCTGTCGCTTTTCCACTCATGGTACTATAGTTACCTGAGACAGCTGCTGCTGTACTGCTAGAAATAGCACTTGCGTTGCTTTGAACAGTCTGGAACGCAGTATTTGAATCTGTTTGAAGTGCCTGTAAATATGAACTAGCACTTGTATTCAATCCACTTAAATTGCTAGTGACATTCGCATTCATAGTGGCTGATTCAGTCGTTGCAGTTGCTTGGGCTTGTTGCATATTTGTGGATACATTACTACTCAATGTCTGCATGTTGGTACCAGCAGCTGCTGTAAGTCCTTGCATACTTGTATCAACATTTGTACTCATAGTATTAGCCTTGGTTTGAGTATCAAGGTTCATTGCATCCATAGAAAGACCGACATTCGTTTGCATAGTTTGTGCTTGTAAGGTTGCATTCGTTGACATTTCTGTCGTTTTAGCAGATACATGTTCCGACATTTCTGTCGTTTTGGCTTTGACTGCTTCGCTTCCTTCGTCTGTCTTTCCAGTAACGAAATCCCACATACCGCCAAAGAAGTCTCCTACAGCGGATACAACCCCACCAATAGCCTCAGGAATTGCTGTTAGCATAGACTTTCCAAGTTCGAAAATGATATTCGCTCCAGCTTCAAGGATTTTTGGTAAACCCGCAATCAAACTGACAACTAATTGAGTAATCAGTTGCAGACCGCCCTGGATTAGTTGAGGCGTTGCTTGCATCAATCCAGAAACAAGGGAAGATACAATTTGAGCTGCTGAAGCTATGATTTGTGGCAAGTTTTGAATCAAACCTGTCACGAGAGATACGATTAGCTGGATACCGCCCTGAATAATCGCAGGCAAGTTAGATACCAATCCTTGGATAAAGGATGTGATAACCTGTACTGCAATATTTAGAATTGTTGGTAATGATTGGATGATACCAGTTACTAGATTTTGTAGGATTTGAATGCCGTTCTGAATAATACTTGGCATTTGTTGGCCAAGACCAACCAAAAATGTCGTCACTGCCTGTTGAGCTGATTGCAAAATTTGCGAAAGATTGTTAAGGACACCTTGAACAAGGTTTGCAAGCAATTCAACACCCATACCAAGCAACTGCGGAAGTGCGCTAGCAATAGACTGCACAAATGTTCCAATCACAGTCACTGCTGAACTGACTAATGATGTAGCATTTTGACCTACACCTTGAACCAAACTACCAATCAAATCAACACCAGCCTGTACCAAAACAGGGAACATAGTCGCAAAAGCGCTGGCGAATTTCGCTATCAAATCTGCTCCTGATGCTATCAAAGCAGGAATTTGACTTGTTATACCTGAGACAAGATTTTGAATGATTTGAGGGCCTTTTGTGGTTACTGTGTTTAACAACTGGTCTATCTGGGTACCAAACTGATTGTTAATGATTCCTAATCCAGCAACTACAAGACCAAGGATAGCAGCCGGACCGATAGCTGCCAAAGCAACACTCATGACAGATCCGATTCCTTGCGACATCATGCCAAGAATACTAATACCTCTGGATGCGGCACTTCCTAAAACCCCAGGTAAACCTCCGATTTTAGAAGAAAATGCTCCGATATATCCTGCAGCGTTGTTGAATACTCCACCTATAACACCACCGAAACTACTTATTTTTCCACCAAGTCCGCCTAAAATACCTGTCATTTTAGACAGTCCCTTAGTTGCAGGACCAAAAGCTAGCAATCCACCGACCAGGCTTAAAATAGGTGCAGCTGATGCCATAGAGCTTGTAAATTTATCCATAACACCATCGGCTAATTTCGTACCATTCAAGAAATGATCTAAAACTGGATTGATGTTTGCCATTGCGTCTGTGAAATTTTGAAGCGCTTTGGATTGACCAAATTTGTCAACTAATTTGTCTACATATTTTACAATCGTAGTAAAGAGTGGCAATACAGATTCACCAAGCTTTATCTGTAAAGTTTCAAACGATCCGCTTAGACCTTCAACAGCACCTTTTAAGTTATTAAGCTTTTCAGCAGCAACTTGTGCAGCAGTAACCTTGCTGATTTCCGCTTGCATCTTGTTTGCGCCATCCGCACCTTCATTCATTGCGATAGTTGCAGCACGAACCGCATCAGTACCGAACAATGTCTTCAACGCTTGTTGTTGCTGTTGCTGTGTCAATCCGCTCAGACTATCTTTCAGCACCTGAGAAATCTCAGCAAATGATTTTACTTTACCTTCGGCAGTAAAGAATTTATTAGCACCATCTTCTGTAATGATACCCAACTGCCTCATTGCGTTGTATTGCCCTTTAGTCTGAGGTTGCAGATTCATCAACATCGTTTTAAGCGATGTACCAGCATCCGAACCTTTAAGACCATTTTGAGCAAATACTGCTAAGGCGTTAGTTGTATCTCTGAAAGAAAGACCTAAACCGCTAGCCACAGGGGCAACTGCAGAAAGACCGTATTTTAATTCGTGAACATCTGTAGCAGATGCGTTAGCTGCTCCTGCTAGTTGGTTTGCTGCATCAACTACCGAAAGATTATCTTTTTTAAATGCATTCAATGCCGTAGATGCTATTTCTGCGGCTTCTTTCAGGTCAAGTTCACCAGCAGTAGCCAAATTCAAAGCACCTGTCAAACCACCATCTAAAATATCTTTGGTAGATACCCCAGCTTTTGCCAACTCTTCAATGGCATCCGCCGCTTCGGTAGCAGAAAATGCCGTATCAGCACCCGCTTTAATCGCTGCGTCATGAAATTGTTTCATGACATCAGTACTAGAACCAGTAACAGCCTTGATACTACTCATGCGAGCTTCAAAGTCAGCTGATTTGGTAATCGCACCGCCTATCGCGTTTTTGATAAAATTAAATCCGGCATAAGCTGCTGAAATACCAAGGGCTGTCTTGATAAGGTTGCTTGTAGCAGATGCCGCTTGATTTGTATGATTCACAATTCCCATCAGGGCGTTAGTAGCTTTACTACCTGCTTGTTGAAAAGCATTGCCCAAGCCACTGGAAATTTTGCTGGATAAAGTGCTAACTTTGCTGACAATTTTACCGCCCAGCGTATTGCTTATGCGGTCAGCGAAGCTATTCGCTTTAGCTGTTAGACCAGTAAAAAGACTAGACCAGCTTTGCATAATAGGATTTAGCACTTGATTTCCTAATGCGCTGGTAATTTTACCACCTGCTACCAGTACACGCGCTTCAAAACCAGCTAAAGAGGTACCGATACTATTAAAGGCACTACTAAAAGGCCCTGGTAAACGGCTGGAAAGATTAGTAAAAACACTTCCAATTTTGTGGATTTTAGCAGCAAAACCTGTTGCAAAAGCATCTGCCGCGCCATTTAGCTCGACAAACATTGCTTTCGGACTTTTTATAGCCTTGGTTAAATCAAACTGAAAAGCCTTGGCCAAAGTTGCATTGATTTTACTAGCTACATTACTGACTTGCCCTCCTAAAGCGGAAAAAGCTGATGAAATCAGACCTAAGACTGATTTAATATTTAGATAAGTATTTAGAAAGCCTTTTTTAATAGGTTCAGGCAATCGTTGACCAATATTGGATGCAATACGTTGGATTTCACCAAGAGCGATATTCAGACCACCTTTGAATCCTTGGCCTATTTTTTGACCGATTGAAGCATTTGAAGTCGCGAGTTTATTCATCAATTGACCAATTTTTTGAATCATTTGATTTGAACTATTGATCGCAGCCTTTTGAGCGTCGTCAAATGCTTTTTTAGTAGCAGCTATAACATCGTTCATAGCCTTTTCGTAATCTTTAGTATCTGCACCAATATAAGCGTAAATAGAACCATCAAAGCTCATACATCCACCTCCTTCTATGTCTAATTTCTATTTGCAAACATCTGGTTCGCTTTTTCAAGCAATGCCACAAAATCGTTTTTGTTTTTGATTTCTTTCTTTTTATCAGGGTGGAAAACCCTTCGAACTTTGTCCTTGTCTCTCTTTTTGCTGAGTTTCTTTGCATCGACTTTCTTCGCATTTAACGTATATCTCAGTTCAAGAGCTAGACCTGAAAGAGCTTCACGCTCTTCAATTTGTTTGTAGTAAAGGCCTTCCAAAATTGCATCAAGCTCCCATTTATTACAAGATAAAATGGTCTCTTGATCAGTAAGGCCGAGCTTAGCGCACTCTGTTAAGATACCGCGTTTTCCATCTTGCCAATAATTTCTGAAATTGCTTTGACTTGAGCTTCTGCTGTTTGATCCCCAGTTTCCGCTTGAGCTTGTGCCAATTCTTGTCCAAGTTTCATGTTTTTGATATATTTCAAAATCTTCTTCTTGAAAAAACCTGACTGCACCATTTCCTCTTCGATTTCCTGGAATAGTTCTTCCTGAGGATCATCACTTTCCGATTTTTCAAATCGTGCTTCAATAGCTGCCAAAGCTTCATCTTCAGATACCGCCTTGCCTTTTTTACTTGCACAATACTGAATCAAATCAACGATTCCTTGATCGTCACGATTGACAATTTTGAAGAATAGCGCGCCGACACCATTTCCGGTTGACTGGCCGTTTGCATCTTTAGTCGCCATATCTTTGTCAATTTTGAACATTAAGCGATAATCAAATTTGATTTCAACGATTTTTTTTGCAACATTAAATTCCATGTGTATATACTCCTTTTACAAACAAAATAAAAAGGTGACCTTTGACAGTCACCCCTTCTTAGATAGATTAGCGCTGGATGTTATCGTAGTCGCCTGTTGTTTCGCCTGGGTTTTGGTAAGCGTAGATATTGTTCAACACAGCCAATTCCTCAGCAGATAATGGGAATTTTCCATCTTGTAAACGGCCTACAATGCCAGCCGTGTACGAAAGCTCAACGAATTCTTCCACTCCATCATTGAATTCCACATCATCAGTGATTTTAGCATAGCCAAACTTAGCAGGGTAAGCATCTTTTTGATTACCTGACTCACCGATTTTGGTTTTTACGCTTTCATCAACGATAACACGCCAAATCTTGATTGACTCCCCCTTAGCTTGTGCGTCTAAGACAACGTTGATTGACGGATCCATCGGCGCAAAATATTGAGTCAATTCGATTGAGTGCTCGTCACTTGATTTTTCAAGCAAGCGACCTTGTTGCGTTTGCTCATCTTGATACTCACCGCCAAGCGTTGTGCTTCCGTCTGTACGATAAGCTGGCAAAAGCGCTCCTTCGCCTTTTTCTGCATGGATTGATTGGATAAAGTAGAATACTTTTTTACCGACAATCGGCTTAGCTGTAGTGATTTTTACTTGTCCTTTTTCAGCCATTTAGGACCTCCTTGTTTAAAGTATTGTTTCGGTCGTTTTAATTACAATATGATAGACTTCGCGACCGATTGAGTTGTCCATCAAAATAGTTGATGTCATCCGCGTGTTGCGACCTAATAACCGAATAGCTTGCGATTTGATGTTTTCTGCGTAGACTCGGCTTTTAGAGCCGGGCAAAAAGATATCGATTTGAATAGTGCTATCTTCGATTATCAGTCCTGTCTGCGCCGTTTTTGACGTGTCAGATGTAATGCCACCGACCACCAGAAACGGCTCAACTACGGACGCGTCAGGTAGCTTAAAATGGATTGGAATGTTTAACGCTCCCAATCGCTTTTTTAAGTCTCTTAGTAAATTGCTTGTTGGTGAATTCATAATCACCTCTTAAACATCTTATTTAGATTTTTCATCAATTTTGGATATTCCTCTTGTACAGCAGGGTGCATAAAAGGCTGTGGAGCCATCTTCCGCGTGCCTAGCTCAACATAAATTGAGTAGTAAGCTGGAGAGATAACCTTATAGCCCATAAACTTCGCTTGCATGCTATAGATGTTCTCGCTCATCCATCCTGTATCCCAAGGGGCGTACAGCTTAGCCAAACGCTCAACGCGCAGACTGGAGCGATTCAACTCTCTATCCACAGCAATTGGAGCTTGTCGTCCCTTCTTCTGTACCTCACGCAGAAATTTATCTAATCCCTTCACACGATAAGTCAAACTCATAGATAAATCACTGTACTATTTTTGTGGTGTTTCTTGCCTTTGACAGCTCGGCGCTTACCTTTATAAATGACTTCTGAGAAATCTTGATGAATACCTTGTAAATGTAACTTAAAACTGTCTAGATTGTACTTTCCAAAGATTCCCATCTGCTCATTATTAGTTAGCGCACTGCGTTGGCATGGCAAGGGGCCGACTTGATCAGTCGCAACATCATCTTCGAGACCATCGCTTGAAACAGCCTCTTTTACCAAAATGACTCTATCGTTGTAAATCACAGTATCACCCCCTAGATGAAACGCGCAATCCCTCGAGCTTTCCGCTTGCTAGCTAAAGAAATAAGGGCTTGCTTATCATCTTCAGATAGATAGCTATCTTCCCATGTAAACGCTCGCCCTTCTTCGCTATCAGCCTTAGCACCCTCAGAATTCAACTTGTTAAATCGTTTGATGGCCACATCACGAACGATGTAGGCTGCATTGTTTGGAATTTCTGTAATTGATGATTCGGAATAGCGATTGACAAAGGCAAGGATGCGCTCAATGCTTTCTTTGATGGTCAAATTCAGCAAGTCATCCTGCGCAGTATCGCTTACCCCTTTTAATAATTTGATTTCTTTTAAAATCTCATTTGTATCAACCGCCGTCATTGATTAGCCTCCAGGCACTGCTGCAGGAGCCACTTTTTCGATAGTAGTTTCTACAACACCTTGTGGAATTTCTGCAAAGAGTACATTAGCGCCGAAGAATACAGATTCGTAAGTGAGGTTTTTCAATGCACGGTCACGCGCAACAGCAATCAAACCAGTTTCATCTGTGAAGTCCGCGAACAATCCGCCTAAATCTCCAGAAGCAACATTTAAGTTAGCAAACACAAGGTTTTCGATTGCTGTTGTATAAACCTTGCCTTCTGGCACGCCATTCATAACGATAACGTTTTGCATACCCAAGAAATTCTTAAGCAAAGTCATACCGAATACATTAGAAGCATCAGCGCCTACACCAGCGTTTCCAAGGTATTCAGCAGCATCAACCGGATTCACAAAAGTAACGATTGGAGATCCTTCGAATTCGTTGAAAGTTGCGATTTTTGCCCACGCTTGAGCAAGCGCACCTTGCAAACCTTTACCCTTGTTCTTTGTCGGGTTAGCTTTTAGGAAAGTGAAGAATTGTTCTTTGATTCCGTTTTGAATTTCGCGCATCAAACGTGTATCAGCTTCCGTGATAGCGATGGATGCCCCATGACGCGCAATTGCTTCAGCAGATACAGAACGACGTTTCTTGAACCACGCCACTTCGTGCGCTTGGTCTTTAGTGCGAACCATTTGAGAAAGCGGAATGTCTTCCCCTTCGCCCGGATTTGTTGCATCCACATCAGCAGTCCATTTGTAAGTCTGAATCTTGAGATCGCTTGTAAGTTCTTGACGACGGCTAACACCCAAGAGAGTCAGCAAGTCGTTGATATTTTTGGAAAACTTGTTAACAAAATCAATAGACTTAATTTCGCCCAAGTTAGCCATAGTAGTTAGTTTTTGTTCAGCCATATTCTAGCCCTTTCTAAAAAGATTGATATTTTCAGCAATCGCAGCCTGACGCTTGTCAGTATCTTCAATTGCCATAATTTGTTCTTTCGTGATTCCTGTTGTAGTACCACGACGCGGCGCGCTTTGAACTAGTCGTTCGTTTACGCGTTTTTCAACTTCGCTATCAAATACATTACGCAAAGTCGTGATTTTAGCTTTTACTTCTTCAGTAGTCGGAGCCAACACATGATCTAAAAACTCTTGTGGCAACCCTTCGTCTGCCAAAAGTGACTGAGTTGCTAGCTTCATTTCACGTTCAGCTATATCCTGCTCACGCTTCTCTAATTCAGAGATTCGCTTCGCTTCTTCTTCTCTAGCACGTTCATCTTTGGTCAGCTTGGCTAGTCGTTCACCTTCGCTTTTGGCTTGTTCAAGCGCCGTTGCTTGTTCAGCTTCCCATTTTGAGCGTTCAGCAGCTAACATCTTGCCGATTTCAGCGCGAGTAAAAGTACGTTCATGCTTTTCGCTATCTGCATTTGATTCTACATCTACCGTTTTCTCATTCTGAGTGTCGACAATCTCAGTTTGATTCACAGTCGTAGTAGTTCCGTTGATTTCTTCTGACATAATTGTCCTCCAGCGATTACGTCGCCACTCGATAGTCTCGTTTTACGCCCGGCGGCGAAACAGTACAGCTTTTTAAAGTCTTCAGCAAAGTTTGGACAAGCAAAAAACCGTACGGGATTCCATACGGTTAGGTTTTATAGTTTAATTTCTTCAATTTTTGCACGTTGTTCTAGAATTTTTAAATAATTCCACATAGTCGAACGCTGACCTTTTAACAAATCGATAGGACATTTTGGTTCAAACTCTAGTTGTCCTTTTTCGTATTTATCAATCATCGTATCTAACTTTTGGAATCGTTCTCTCAATTCGTGGTATTCTTTTCTAAATCTTTCTTTCCAACCTTCCATTTTTTATTCCTTTCTTCGATTCACTCATTTATAGCAATTTACAGCAATTTATAGCAGTCTATTCCCGCAAGTCAAGATGCTGGATCCCTCCTAATCTTTAATAGCTCGGTTTGAAACTTTAGTGTATACATCTACGTAAGTCTCTTTCTTGTCTCCGTTATGCGTGATTTCTGCATAATCGCCACATTTTTCACCAGACTTGATTCGATTAGTACTAACAAGAGCTTTCCAGTTTTGTAGGGTCTTGCTAAACCAAACTACAAAGCAGTCTTCTGCTTTAATTTCACGACCTGATAAGCGCGAAAATTCTTGTGATGCCAATTCTTTTGCCTTTTTTAACATTTTTATTCCTCCGTTTTTTAGTATGTCTCCGCAAAAATATCGGGCTTACACGGGTAAAGCTCTCCTTGTACGCCTCTGATAATGTAATCGCCTGTTTTTGCGACCATGACCCCTTCAAGTGTTTTGATCTCACACCATGCAGGACCCTTGGCCTATTTACCATTGTCATGAGTGATAATCTCATTTCTTGTCACTGCGTCCCAAAACCAATCTTCTTCAATCAAACAACGTTCATTAAGTTGGACAGCCTCAATCACAACAGGTTTCTTTCTGTATTTCATTTCTTCGATCCTTTCTTTATACCATCAATCATCCCACTGATAATTGAATAGCCTACAACTAATAAAACGAGCAGAACGATTACGCCTGCTGTGATAGATACCAAATTCCAAATAAACATTTTATCTCCTTTCTGAGCATAAGAAAAGCACCTAGATTATTCTAAGTGCTTAAGTAGTGAATTGCATTTTTATATTTTTTAACACGCTCGTAGTCTGTATTGGTAACAGATTTCAAACGTGATAAATCTGAGTTGTGTTTCAAATCTGCAAGTTTTACAATTCTTGCTAAATTATTTGATTTCACTTTTTCAAGATATTCTTGATAACTTTGACCTTTTTTCTTTGTCAAAATTTGTACCGCTGTAACAACTTCATTTGACAAACCCGACGCCAATAAATCATCAGCAGTTACATCACTATCCTCAATCACATCATGCAAAAGAGCGACAGCTTTTTCTTGTTCAGTTTTGACTTGGCTGGCCACATAGAGAGGATGTTGTATGTAATCAATACCCGCTTTATCCACCTGACCTGCATGTGCTTTTTTTGCAATAGCTAAGGCAATATCAATCATGCCGCTACCATCCTGCCGATATAAGCAAATGCATCCTTTTCTGGAATTTCTTCGAAATCCGTGAAGTCATTGAAAAAAATTTTATTAAACCAATCAATGCTATCAACCCACTTTTTTTCGATGTCAAAAACTTGCATGACACCATCAATTAAACGAAGTACTTGAGGATTGTTCGTCGTTGTGTGGTAGTATTTAATATCTTTCATATCACTTCACCCTCTCTATATTTTTAGGAATCTCAAGCTCATTACTTAAATCAAGCATTTCTTTAAATAATTTCATGCGCTCTCGATCAGATGTACTTGTATCACGATACTTCTCATAAAGCTCATGTAATGGACCATTCTTTAAATCAAAACTTTCCTGAGTATGATACTGCATTTCAAAGTTGATACCATCTTTTTCAACGACTGTATTCACACCTTTATATGGTCCATCTATTAGCCAAGTATTTTTTACTTTAACAACTTTATAACCCTCTGCAATAAGCTCCTGTTTCATCTTCAAATACTCTTTTGCAAAAGTATCGGGATTGAAAATAGTTGTATACCGCAAAGCATCATTAATTTTACTTGCAGCTTTTGATAAACTTATATTTTCAACTTGACTATCTGTTGTAATTTTACGAGCTAACGACTCAGCTGTTTTCTTTCGAAATTCAAGACCAGCAAGTTTATCTTCACCAGCAATGCGTTGCATATCACTTGTGATTTTTGGCTCTATCTTTGAAATTCGATCCAAAAGTTGTTTACTGTGGTATTCAGCTGTTCCATCCCTCATACTTAGATTATACACTTCATTTGAATTATTTTCAACACTTCCATTCAATTCCTCCTCATCTGGCATCACACCCGACCTACAACCGAAATGAAAAGGTGGAGCATTTACCCCTACCTGCATTTCATCAATCAGATACCGCTTGTCTTCCGCATGAATTCTTTTGCATATTTCAGTTGTCCGATTGTCCAGATGAACCAATATTCGATAGTATTTAAGCCCTGCATCTTTGTAGCGCTGGATAGCAGAGCGATTGACAATCATCGTTCCGTCAGTCCGAACGAGTGTTTCAGCTCTACTGTTAGCTACTTTGTACTTCTGTGCTAAATCACGCGCCATTGTTCGAGGATGATCTCCACGGACAAATCCAGTCTTCAGGACCTTTTTCAAGTCCTTAACAAGATTGTCTGTATTGCCCCACAATTGCTGACTGTAGTTATAACCGTTAAAAGGCGTTTTAACTAGTTCTTTTAAAGCTGGTTCGTTGATTGTGCCAGTTCGACCGCTCATGGCCTTTTTATAGCCCATGAGAGCCATTTTTTGCAAATAACTTTCAAACTTATCAGCAATAAGACCTCTTGCGACCCCTGCACGAAAGAGCATATCTAGCTGCAATGACTCTAATCTTGTAGCGCGTGCAGTCGCATACTGTTCATTCAACCTTTTAAGTAATTCTGGGTTTTTCTCAGCCTGCTCACGATACTTTCTCGCATTCTCCCGATAATCTGACAGGTCGGTGCCTTTCAGTCGCTGTAGCGCCTCCTGATAGCTCATAGAGCCATTTTCAGAATACTTGCTGACAAAGTCATAAAAGGCTTTTTGCATTTCATTAGCTTGTTCTTGATAGATCTTATTTAATTCAGTAAAAAAATCAATATCTTTCCGATCTAGATAACGAAAAATTTCATCTGAGCGTTCTGACCAGTAATCAAGATGGTTTAGATTCGATTTCTTGTTCATCATCGACCACCTCATTTATTGGCTCTAGTCGTGGTTCTGGCTGTTCTAAGGCTTCTTGCTCTTTCAAACGTTCCATCTCATCTGCAGCATCTACTCCCGTCACTTGGTTCAGCAATTCGAAAATAGTCTGATCACTGACAATTCCATACAACGAATTAATCATCTCAACGATTTCTTTTTCGTTTTGCGGAACGTTCGGACTAAAGACTACAGAGGTCTCGTTGATGAGCTCGTAAGCTGTGTTTTCGTTACCTTGGATTTTCCAGATATTTACTGCCGAACGCAAACGACGCATGAGCCCAGCTTCAAACAGATCTTCTTGTTGCTCTCTGTAGTTGTCGCTAGCCATGAGCTTGTACTTCATCGACTCGCCTGATTGTGTACCAGCAAAGCTGTTATCAAGCGTGTCTGGAGTAAAAGTAAAACGCAAAATATCATTGACTAAGCGTTGCTTGTACGCTTCTGCACCTTGGCTATCATATGACTTGATTAAATAGCTAGCATCTGGATTCGCTCCGCCCGGATTCGGATTATCGTCTAAGATGAGAACCTGTGCCTTTTTGTAAGTCTGCGACACATACAGCCGACCATTGGGATTGATTCGTCCATCTTCCAAAAAGTCATTTTCTTCTGTTCCTGTGTACGGATTGCCCTTAATCATCAGAATTGCGTCGTTGCTGTTTTGTTGGAAGTTTGCAAGCTCAGATTGCGATAAGTCGTAAGCATCGATGTTGTCCAAAACCGACTCATAAGAACCTAAGCGGTCCTCATTGTTGCTATACTCATTGACTGGTACAGCTTTAAAGTAATGTTCTTGCTCGTCCTTGAGCGCCATTTTATCGCTATCTGTGGATTTCCACTCATAACTGTAGATATGATCTGCAGTATAGACTTTGATAATCGTTTTGCGCTTGCTGTCTCCGTAATCAACATCGTAGTAGTTCACGGCCATGAGTGAGTTTTGCTCATAAGTATCGTCATAAATAACAAAAGTCTGCTCTGGACTGAGTTTGTACAATTTAACCCACGCTTTGCTATCGCGCTCTGTGACTGTCAAAAGCTCGTAAGCACGGCCATAAACACACAAGTCTTTTTTGATCGAGGAGTTATGTTTCTTCTCGTTGTTTTTAGCTGAAAAATCCTTGATATGTTCAAGAATCGCTTTATTCTCATTCTTATACTCAACTGGATTCCCCAACATATACCCTTGCTCGAAAATGGTAATGTACTTAGCAAAGTCACTGGAAATGCGATTGTCTGCCGCGGTTTCATCAGTTTTCGCGGGTCGATATTTGATATTGTTATCGCCTTTGTAGTAGCGCTTCAGTTCTTTCAATCGTGGCTGTTGTTCTGCTTTATGACGATTCACATAGCGTTTCAACTGCTCAATCCAGTTGTCAGAACCGTATTCGATGGCTTCAAAGTCCTCAAGCATCATCATAAAATGCTCGTTCGATCTACTGTCAAAGCGTGTGCCTTTTAAAAATTTAACTTCCAACTTTACCTCCTGAAATAATAAGACGCATTCTTCATGCGGTCTTGTGTCGATTTTCTTTCGATGTGATATTTTTCCAAAGCATATCGAATCGCATCGATAATATGGTTATTCGCATCAATTGGCTCATTCAACCAATTGCCGTCTTTATCTTGCTTGTAGATATAAGTATCAAATTCCTCTATCGTTTTTTCGCAAGATGGGTGGATATAGATTTTAAACTGCTTCATAAAGTCTATACCAGCATTGATCGAACCTTTACCTTTCACAGACGCTTGTATTCTTCTAACACCCTTCGATCTCAACTCTGCTATTAAGCGCTGTTCTGCGCTGTCCGCTGTAATTTCTGCATTTAGCATGTCGTTCTTAGCAATCATCTGATAAATATCTTCTGTGGTCATAGCGTGCTCGTAATGTTCTGCATATATCCACAATTCCTTTTTATCCAAATCAACAGCCAAGCAAGGGAAAGTAGTCGGATCGTGTGTAAAACCAAAGTCAAGACCTGCGGCTGTTTCACCTACTCGTTTAATCGTATCCTGTATATCAAAGTCACGAACGCTGTAGTTTTCGAATACTAATCCCTCAGCAACTCCCCACTCACCATCACAGACGATTCTAGCCCGTCTAGGATTCGTCTGGTACAAATCCTCGTATCGCTTGATATCGACTTCATCCAGCCATTCGTTGCACCGATAAGTCGTTGTGAGTGATAGTGTATCTGCTCGCTGAGTTTCTTTATCAAAAAAGACTCGTTTGAGCCAATGCCTCTCATTCCATGGGTTGAATGTGACTGTGATTTGTTTAAAGAAATCAGGGACATCTAAGCTACCACGGATAGACTCGACGACTGTACTGAACTTGTCTTCAGTCTCGATTTGGTAGGCTTCCTCGAACCATGCCCAGCAAAGAATGCCTACATCAACCGTGATAGATGTGATTTTCAATTCATCATCCAAACCGCGGAAGAGAATCTTCTGGCCTGTTTCTTTGACAGTTATCTCAGGCAAAGACTCGTTGAATTTGAATTTATGAGCGACTTTCAGTTGGTTAGCAGCCCACTTGAAATCCGTATAGGTTGATTGCTTGTTCGTGTTTGAATATCTACGAATAACCAACAAGTTGGCCCAAGGATATTTCAAGATGCGCGTGATAAAGTTCAACGCTGTCGTTTTCGATTTCTTCGAACCACGAGACCCTTTCACAACGCGGTAGAAATTTCGTGAGCGCCAGAATTTTCCATATCCTCTCCCTACCGTCTTAGGCAAATCAACAACAATATCGTTCTGTTTAATCTGGTATGTCTGACTCATTCGCGAACACCACCGTTCCAGAAATATCAGCCTCTACTTTATCCGTCCAAAGCCTATGACGTTTTCCTAAAAGCTCAGCCGCCTTGATTCGATCTTTCGCACCGACGTCTATATCCGTAATCGTTTGACCTAATTCTCCGATGCTTATCAAGGTCTGTTCTTGCGTCTCTCCTCGCATTACAGATGTTAGGTAAGTAAGCACCTCTTCCTGCGTTGCAATCTTCTCAGACGCAAGCTGAGCCAGTCTTTCGTCGATATAAGATTTAATTGTAGTATTTTGTAGTAACTTAGATGCGTTTGTATTAGCGTATTTAGAGCTATACCCTGCCTTAATAGCTGCATCTGTTGCATTCCCGCTAATGATGTACTCATCTGCGAATCTCTGTTGTTTTAAAGTTAGTTTAGCGATTTTCCATCACCTCCTTTTTTTACAAAAACAAAAAGCCACACAATATGTGACTTGATGCAAGACCTCTCACAGACTTTGTAGGAATCGAACCTACGATGACAGTTTTGGAGACTGTTGTGTTACCACTACACTAAAAATCTAAATAACGGCACCAGGGATTGAACTAAATAACACAAAGAGGAGATCACCAGCTTACCCCCCTGATACCGCTAAACATTAAAGGAGTCATCAGTCCGCTTTACCGTACTTGCTGACAATACCATAATATCACTTTAAAAGTTCACTTTAGTTCACTTCGTTCACAATTTTTAGATAAATTTTCAAAGGCAGACTTTCTAATTTTTTGAATAGCACCTCTACTATATTTTAGCTTAGCTTCGACTTCATTCCACGTCATCCCATCGATGTAAAACAACCGCATCACGATATTTTCTACCGGATCGTTTAGCGATTCGATTGCTTGAATCAACTCATCACGCTCTTTGTATAAACCTTGAATTTCTTGATAGAGCTGTTCTGTTTTATCAATAATCAAAATATTCAATTCTTCTGATTGGTTTTTGTTATTTTTCGATTTTGGCATGTTATCGAACTGCTGTCCTCGCAAGATGCTCGATTTCAGACTGATGATTTCCTGGTGCTTCGATTTCGCTTTTATATCGATATACTGCAAAGCTTTTAATCGTTGTTTGATATTTATCGTCAATCTTTCACCTCCTCAACTTCCACGCCAGGGCAATCAAACACCCAGCCGAAGTCTGCATCTTTTAGCTCTTTTCGGGTGTGGCATGTACGATATTCCTCATTCTCTATATTGTCGCTAAATACCCAAACATGACCGTGCTTAAAATTTAGGTATTCTAGGTCTTTATCTAACCCTTTGAAACGGACCCGATACCGCTTCTCTTCCTCAATCTCGTAGCTGCTAAGCCAAGCACGAGCGAATATTTCTTGATTTTCTGCATTCGCCAACCATTCGATGGACTCGTCAGATAACCCATTTGCTTCCCATACACTAGGCTGCAATGCAAAAGATAAACTTACAGCAAAAGACTTAAATGTTTTACATTTTCTAATCCAATCCGCTACAGACTGCGGTATTGTGACTTTCTCTGGTTCGTCTAGTTGTTCTAAATCTTGTAAAAAGATTTGGCGCGCTAGCTCTGCTCCTTCAGCATCCCATACACCCTCAAGTTTTTTATACTTCTCAATCAATCGCTGTACTTTCATCTTCCAATTCCTCCTGCCTGTTTCTCTAGCCAGTTAAAGAGCAAGCCAAACTGCTCCGTCACCAGCTCATCATCATTGTATTGTTTACAAATTTCTCCGATTGACGACACCGCCCATAGCCAATAAGCATCTGAGCCGAAACCGACTTCTTGACTTTTCTGATTACTACGCGCCATCCATTCCGGAATGACTCTGCTGAAGAAATCAATATAATTGATTTTCATGGCAATTCCTCAATCTTGATATAAATTCCGACTGTGTCTGCCCAAAACTTCTCGACAATCTCGCTGGCCACTTGTGCATCGTCTTGCCAGTAACCAAGTTTTGTCATGCAATCCTTGAGCAACTTCTGCAAATTATCTGTATCTGGCTTCGTGGTCTTGTACTGGCCATCATAGCTTTTTTTGATACGAGGGAAGCACCACTTGACCGTCAGACGAATTGCTCCTTTAATTTTATCAGGAGGCACATGCTGCGCGAGCAAGCTCTCAAATTTCGCCCTGGCATTTTTCAAATCAGCTGGCTCATAAAAGATTGGTTTGCCAAATTGGACGTTTACCTTTTTTTGTTGGTGAGTCGTTGTCGGTATTTTTTTCATTGGTAAAAAGAATTCAATCATCTTCTACCTCTTTCGCAAATTGCCACGCCCATGCTACAGTAGAATTTTTTATTTTTTTCTCGGTAAGCCCGCCAGGAACATAACTATTATGTTTTCGTAATTTTTCAAGCGATAAATATTTATGATCACTTAAGCACAGATTTCCGTTGCCACTTTGGCACAAAGTTTGATAGTAACCATCACCCACCGGTATTTCTACTGTATATATTTTCTCTTTCTCGACGAGGTCAATTCTTTCGAATTTTGCACGAGTTTCTAAAATTTTTAAATAGCTTCTCATTGCGTGATATTGAGATTGTAACAATTCAAGTGGGCAGGACAATTCAAAGTCAGGCACTTGTCTTTCTTTATATGCTTTTAAAAAAATTTCAATTCGCATACATCGTTCTTTTAGTTGATTATATTCATCAATCATTCGTTGTTTATAAGCTTCCATTTTCACACCTCACATATTTTTACTTTTTAATTTCGCTTTTAGTCCATGACCCTTGTATATGACAGGGTGAGTTTTAAGCAACCCTGTCTATACAGGTATGGACATGATGGACGACAGGACATTATCTATATATATAATATATAGATGGCTGTCCCGGACACAACCACGTTTTCGTGGTCTTGTCTGTCCATTTTTGGGACAAAGACACAACCATAATTTTATGGTGTTGTCTTATTCGGACACAACCACGTTTTCGTGGTCTTGTCCTTTTTCTTTTATCGAATTTGAGTTCTTGTCGAACCAGTATTTTTTAGATGAATTCAATCTGCGAGTAACTGTTTTTACAGAAATTCCTAAATAATCGGCCACATCTTCTTTTGATGGTGGTTCACCATAATTTGCATTTTCGATAGCTTCATCAAACTCTATCAGCTTTTGCTTTTTATCTTCCTTCGCATTCTTTTTGCGAGTTTCTTTAGCTTTCATCCACCCTGGTTTATCATCGTCAAGCTTAATATCCGCCAGCACACCCGTTTCATCAAGCGCGTGTACTGGATAGCTAAACCACATATTCACTGGCTTGAATTTGGCGAACTCTCGAAGCGTGCCCTCGACTCGCCACGCAGTCGCTATCTGGATTTGGTTGCGAACTTCTTCGAGCTTGTCTACATACGGCGCCCGAGCCATCACGTCAGGAATACCTTTTTCAAAGTGTGTCCGCATTTGCGCAGGGCTCAAGAGGTCATCTAAGCCGACATTTTGCTGGTAATAGGCATTATTTCGCTCTTGCAAGGCCTGTTTGTACACTTCGCACGCTGCTTGATTCAGTCTTTGAGTAAGCAATTCTTCTGATACTTCCAGCTCGACCAAATCGATAAGTGCGTCAGGATCCCGAGCAAATACACCTGAACCACTGGCACGGTCCATAGACCTCTTGCCACCTTGAGAACCTTTTGAGTGGTGATGGCAGTAGATAACGCTAGAGCCGAGCTCTGTAGCCACCTTATCAAATTGATTGGTAAAGTGCGCCATCTGATCCGCGCTATTTTCGTCACCCGTCAACACTTTGTAAATAGGGTCAATGATAACTGCGATATAATTTTTCTTCAAAGCTCTACGGATGAGCTTCGGTGCTAGCTTGTCCATCGGCACGGTCTTCCCACGCAAATTCCAGATATCAATGTTACTGATATTCTGTGGTGGTAATCCCATGGCTTGATAGACATCACGGAAGCGATGCAAGGCAGACGGTCTGTCTAGTTCCAGATTGACATAGAGGACACGCCCTTGCGTACAATCCCAACCAAGCCATTTCTTACCTTCTGCGATAGCGATAGACATTTCTATCAGTGCGAATGACTTACCAGCTTTAGAAGGACCAGCAATCAGCATCTTATGGCCTTGGCGAAGGACGCCTTTAATCAGCTCAGGAGCCAATTCTGGCAAGTTATCCCAACTGTCGGCCAATCCTTCAGGATCAGGTAAATCATCGTTCAAGTCCTCGATGTATTGATACCATTCGTCCCAGTCAGCCTTACCAATGTTGGTATCTACTAAGAATTGCTTCTGACCATTCCGGATGAAGCCCGGCATGCGCGATAGCCTGCTTGGATTGCGGTTTTGAGTATCGACCACAATGCCATTTTTCTGACAAACTTTGTAGAGATAATCAACTCGCTTACGATACTCTTCATAATTGCCTGCGTCTACCTTCACGATAGCGTGCAATGACTTGTTCCCGCTGTGAACCAAGGCCACAATCGGCAATTCAAGTTCTTTGTAAATCGCATTCTGCTTGTCAATCGGCATGCTATCGGATTCAACCAAAGCATAGCGAAAATCTGTCACGTTTTCATTTTTAGCGCCTTTTCCATCCATGGGATTGAATCGAATCCATGCGCCAGCTTCTTCGTGATAATCTCCCAGAACCGCACCAATGTCACCGTTACATTTGCTGAGAGCTTCAATCAATTGACCAGCCGTCCGGTCATAAGCTCCTTTGGTGGGTAGCCATTTGACAATCTCGCCTGTTTCGTCGTCAGTTTTTGGATAGCATTCGGTCACGTAGCCGACATTTTCGCCAGCTTCAAAAAGTGTTTCAAGGTATTTGATGATTTCTTGCACCGGATTCCAAATTGTCGGCTCGTGGATTTCTTTACCTTCAATCCAATCTTTATCGATGACACGATAATCGCGGTCGATGGTATCGTTCCAGTCCAACTCACGCGCATTCTCGCTATCGTAGCTGGATTGTGACATCCAGCCATTTTCTTTTGCAAGTTGGGTAATCGTCGCACCCGTTACAATCGTTCCTGCTTCTTCGTTGAAAGTATCCCATTTCTTGAAACACTCGAATTTCTTGTATCGGCTATCATTTTGCGACCAGTTGTCCCAGTCGGACGCCGTGTACCCCTCGTGCTTCAAGGCCATGCCCACATTTATCCATGTCTGGTAGTCTACCGTGGCAGGATTGATGTAATTTAATAATGGTAGTAAATCAAATTTTTCTTCTGACATTTTTTTCCTTTGCTTTGTCTCTTCTTGGTCTTCTATTATTTGCTTGAGTTTTAGCATCCACCCATCTGCAGTTAGATGGTTCATAATTGCCGTTAACATCTATACGGTCGATAGATAAGTTATCAGCGTATCCATTAGACAACGCCCAATCATGAAATGAAGTATAATTATTTAGCCATTCGTCACATATTTTTATACCGCGCCCACCGTAGTTACTATAAGCAACACATTCGGAATTGTAACAGCGTTTTTTCATACCATGAAAAATTTTAAAGATTCTAGTTTTAGAAAGTCCGTGGGTCGTATGATTCCCCTCTTTTCTAGCTTCTTTTTCAAAACATCCGCAAGATGTTATCTTCCCATATCGTAGGTGATCACTGCGAATATATTTTTCATTACCACAATCACATTTGCATAGCCAATAAATATATCTTTTTCGGCGTTCAAAAGTATTTAGTACCAATAATCGTCCAAATTTTGTATTAGCTAAATCAATTATTTTTCCCATTATTACACGCTCCTGTTCTGACTTCTTCTCTCACGATTGCACCATGTTCCTCAGTCAAGCAGTCCATACGATGCATGATAAGATTTAGCAAGGCAAAGTGTTGTCCATGCCCTGCAATCAAATTATGGTAAGACCAGTAATCCTCAATATTAGTTTTCTTGGCTAACCATTCATGTAAAATATCCAGACTTTTCTCTAATCTCTGAAATATAGGCTACTAGTTCTTCGTAACTGTCTAAAAGTTCAATTTTTGTCATAATAAAAACACTCCTTTGTGTATGTTGAAAAGAAGTGTCTCGCATGATATAATATTTCATGCGGAAACACTTTCTGCAGCGATAGGGTAAAGCTGATGTTTGGCGACAGGGGCTTTATCCTATTTTTTGTGTTCAGACTGTAAAAGTTTTATACCTCTAATAATAACATCTGTCTTGTTAGTGTTGAGTTTATCAGCTAACGCCTGTAACTCCTCTGATTCAGATTTGGTTAATCTAATTTCAAGACGAACATTTTTAGGATTGGAACTTTTAGGCCTTCCTGTTCGTGGGCTCATTCAATCACCTCTTTTCTGCCCGTACAGTAAATTATATAACCGTACGGGCGATTAGTCAAGTGTTTTTATTAAATTTTCAAAGAACTTTTTTAATTTGGCACATATTCTTTAGGATTAACATTTTGCGGAAGTCTCCAACCGCTGCTTGCTATTCTATTTATCATATTTTTGGCATTTTCAAAGCTCCATAGACCGACATTTCTAAAGCCATATCTTTCCAATAATCGAATCTGTTTTGGTGTGGTCAGACCTTCTGACTGTCGCTTGCTAAGTCGGTCTAGTAACTTGCTAGCTTTACCGTAATTTCCGATTTCGTCAGTAAAAATTCCAAATTTTTCTAAGGCTTGTAACTGATTTTTTGTTGGAGGAGACTGCTCGATTCCAAAGTTAGGTACATAGTTCGACAAGTCTTCAGCATGGATAGACATCTCAAATTGCAACGGATCTACTAGCTTGCGTTTACGCTTGCGCATTTCTTCCAGCTGTTTTGCCAAAGCCTCTTCACGCTGTGCGACGACGTCCTCGGTTGCCTTGACTTCCATATCTTCGAGATCAAGCATAACACCTGTCTGTTCTTCCATATTCTCGACCATTTTCTGAGCGACTTCTGGAGTCTCACAGATTAAGTGAGCTGGTCTGCATAACTCATGGCGTTCTGTATGCCAGAGAAAATCAAGTAAGAGCAATTCTTCCTTGCCTGGATGCAAGCGAGTCCCACGCCCCACCATTTGAGAATAGAGCGCTCGCACCTTAGTAGGTCTTAGCACAACTACACAGTCTACTGATGGGCAATCCCAACCTTCAGTCAAGAGCATAGAGTTACAAAGAACGTTGTAGCGGTCATTCTCGAAGTCTTCTAAGACTTCTGCACGGTCCTTGGACTCTCCGTTGACTTCAGCAGCGCGAAAACCTTTTGCGTTTAGGATGTCGCGAAACTTCTGCGAGGTCTTTACTAGTGGCAAAAATACGACTGTTTTACGGTCAGCGCATTGCTTGACCATTTCGTCTGCTATTTGTTCTAGATATGGGTCTAGTGCAGTACCCACGTCACTGGCTTTGAAGTCGCCTGCTGACATACTGACATTTGACAAGTCTAAGCTGAGCGGGATTGTCAACGCTTTGATTTTCGATAGATACCCTTCTTTGATAGCCTGCACCAGCGAATATTCATAAGCTAAGCTTTCGAAGTATGAGCCGAGGTTCTTCATATCTCCACGATCTGGTGTTGCTGTTACCCCGAGGACGTTGGATTGCTCGAAGTAGCCAAGTACACGTTGATAGCCGTCTGAAATAGCGTGATGCGCTTCGTCAACTACAATCGTATCGAACCAATCAGGAGGGAATTGACTAAGTCGTTTCTCTCTCTGCATGGTCTGGACAGAACCAACGACAACGCGATACCATGAACCGATAGAAGTATTTTCGGCTTTTTCCAAGGCTGTGCCAAGACCCGTCGCAGTCTTGAGCTTGTCGCTAGCCTGCTCTAAAAGCTCTGACCTATGAGCAAGGACAAGCACACGCTTACCCTCTTTCACTTGGTCTTCAATGATTTTAGAAAAGACGATTGTCTTCCCGCATCCTGTTGGCAATACTAAGAGCGTGCGCTTGCGACCTTTAGCCCATTCAGCCTGTACAGCTTCCCGTGCTTCCTGTTGATAAGGTCTTAATTGCATCCCTTACCTCCTAGAATTGTCCAGCTTGGTATCCAGCTTGTCCTTGTGGTTGTTGATTTAACACTTTTGTATAGTCCACGTCTTCAGGGTAGAGCATGGATTTGACTTCATTGTAATTGTTGTTATTGTACTGTCGGGTTCCGATTTTACATACTCCAGTTGCACCGATGATGGTATTCCAGTTCATGCGAAGTGGTTCGCCTTTTTTCTTTTGGCCGATGGCCGCAAAGAAAGCAGATAACATTCCTTCAGTCGAGGTGTGTAAGAATAGATTGTGGCGCAGTTCTGTTTCACCTTCGTTTGCCACGATTTTGAGGCTGACAATAGCCTTGTTACAAGCTGGCAATTTGCCGGGATTTTGCGGATTTGGTGTGTGGCGTGTACGTTCCATGCCAACGACTGTAAAATAGTACAAGCCGTCAGGCAAGAGGACGAAATCCGAGTCTTTTTCGATCGTATCTTCCCAACCAATTTCGTGATCAAAGTTGTTGTATTGTTGTGTCATGTTGATTTCTCCTTTAAGCTAAAATAGTAATTTTTTTG